GGTGGGCCATATTACGTTCTCTTGTTGTAATATGGCCCACTGACAGTTAGACTTAACTGTACAAACTAGGAGTGACCATGAAAAAGGCAATTATACGTTATATCCTTTCTCTTGTTACTGAAGCCATTGACGCTTATGTTCAAAGTACACCTAGCAAGCTGGATGATGAAGTCTGGCAAGAAATCAAAAAAGCGATTGAGTCTCACCTTATCGCTAACCTATAGGGAGCAATCATGCGACGAAAAGCGATGTCAAAAAGTCACTCCAAAAAAAGTTTCAAAAAAGCTACTGGCGTTCATAAGGTTAATTCTTTAAATCCCCGCCGCTTCCGTGGCGGCATTCGCCTATAAAAAAAGGGCATAAGCAATGCGCTGCCTATACCCTCGATCTGTCGGCTTCCATGCTGACGGTAAGACCATATCATGGTCTTCAAAACATTATAGTAAACAATATGCTCCGTTTCAACTTCCATGCGGAAAATGCATTGAATGTAGGCTTGAATACGCCCGAGAATGGGCTGTTCGCTGCGTTCACGAAGCCCAAATGCATGATGATAACTGCTTTATTACTCTTACTTACTCTGATGAAAATCTTAATTCTGCAAAACTGAATTATAATGACTTCCAGCTATTTATGAAACGTCTCCGTGACCATGTCTTTAATGACTGGCACAACAGAAACTTCCCTTCTGGTTACTACCAATCTCTTTCCCATGGTAGAAAAAAAACAATTTAGAAAGGAACATAAAGATGCTATCGAAGCTCTCAAAATCTCAGTATTTGTCACTGGCGAATACGGTGAAAAAACTAAACGCCCACATTGGCACGCAATCCTATTCAATTACAGACCTAGCGACTGTACTTATCGCTATACAACTGACAGAGGCGACAAAGTCTTCACCTCGCCGATACTGGATAAAATATGGGGCTTTAACGACCCTAGTACTAAACCTTCAGAAATTGGTCAGGTCACATTCGAATCTGCTGGATATGTTGCACGATATGCAGCAAAAAAACTTGTCCACGGCAATGACCAAGAACACGACTTCCACCCGATCAGCAAAAAATCTACTGGACGAGCAATTGGTAAAAGTTGGCTCGAAAAATACTGGAAGGACGCATTTACACTCGGACGTATAATACTTCCAAACGGCGAAAGCTGCTCAATTCCTCGTTACTACGAAAAGTGGTTAAAAAAAGAACTACCTCAAGAATGGGAAAACTATGTCACCAATAAAAAACTGCAAATCCAAACTGAGTTATCAAAAAAAGCGAACTTGGAGCTTGCTCGAGTTAGCGATATTAACAACCAACGTGCAGACCAAAAAGGACTTAATTATGTCCCTGAAAGAACTCGATCCGAGTCGAGATCCGTTATCATCAATCAAAAATTTAAACAGCTTCAACAAAAACTGAAGCTCTAAACCAAAGGAGATACCATGTTAGGAAACCGATATTCGCAACATTCGTTTGCGCAAATACCCGAAGTAAATATGAGTCGAAGTCAATTCGACCGTTCTTTTACTGTCAAAGATACATTTGACTTTGACTACCTCGTACCGATCTTCGTCGATGAAATTCTTCCCGGCGATACCTGCAATGTAACTGCACATACTTTCGCCCGTCTTGCTACCCAAAAAGTACCTATTATGGACAATATGTATATCGATTACTTTTTCTTCTTCGTCCCTACTCGACTTGTCTGGACTAATTGGGAAAAATTCAATGGAGCTCAAGACGATCCCGGCGATTCTACCGATTTTACTATTCCTACCTTCGCCGATAATACTACTTTCGCAGTCGGTACCCTTGGCGATAAATTCGGATTACCAACCGGAATAGCTCTTGATGATGTCAATTCTTTACCTTTCCGTGCTTACAATCTTATCTGGAATCAATGGTTCCGTGATCAAAATCTTCAAGACTCTGTAGTCGTCGATAAAGACGACGGCACTGATGCACTAACAGACTACGTTTTGCTAAAACGTGGAAAGCGACACGATTACTTCACTAGCTGTTTACCTTGGCCGCAAAAAGGCCCTGCTGTTGAACTACCTCTTGGCACTACTGCTCCTATTATCGGATTGGGTAAACAAAATCTTACCATCCGTAATACTTCATCTGTAACTGCTTACGAAACTGGCGGTACTTCTTCAGTCTCTTATCCAAAATCTACTGAGATCGCTTCCAGTATTACTGATAACCAATTCTTTGTTAAACAAAACGCATCTACTGGTTATCCTGAAATCTACGCTGACCTGTCGGTCGCTGCTGCTGCGACTATCAATCAACTCCGAGAAGCATTCATGATGCAATCTCTCTTTGAGTTAGATGCTCGAGGAGGAACCCGCTACACTGAAATTTTATTGGCTCACTTCAACGTCGTTTCACCTGATATGCGTTTACAACGCCCAGAATTCCTTGGCGGCGGCCAATCAAAAATTAGTTCACATCCTGTTGCACAAACTTCTCCAACATCTGGCTCTAATGCCCAAGCTCAGTTGGCAGCTTTTGCAACAAGCTCTACTCAAGGTCAAAACATTGGCTTTACAAAATCTTTCACCGAACATGGTTACGTTATCGGTATGGCTTGCGCTCGTGCTGATCTTACTTACCAACAAGGTATTAACAAGATGTGGTCTCGCCAAACTCGTTATGACTTCTTCTGGCCTAAACTTCAACAACTCGGCGAGCAAGCTGTCTTGAATAAAGAAATTTATGCTCAAGGTACTACCGCCGATGAAGACGTCTTTGGCTATCAAGAAAGATATGCTGAGTACCGATTTAAGCCTTCTGAAATTCATGGAGAGTTCCGTTCTACTTATTCTACTCCTCTTGACTTCTGGCATATGGCTGAAGAGTTTGGTTCTTTACCTACTCTTAATTCTGCCTTTATTGTCCAATCCACTCCTATTGATCGAGCGATTGCTGTAACTTCTGAACCGCATTTATTATTCGATGCTTGGTTCTCTTACAAACACGCCCGACCAATGATGGCTTACTCTGTACCTGCTACACTAGGGAGGTTCTAATGGCTTGGCCAATGATAGCTGCTGCAGGAATTGGTGCGCTTGCTCAAATGATGGGACAAAATTCCGCTAATCAAGCAAATGCCCAACTGTCCCAGAACCAAATGGACTTTCAGGAACGTATGTCTAACACCGCTCATCAGCGGGAAGTGACTGACCTGAAAGCTGCTGGTCTTAATCCTATCTTGGCTGTTAATGCGGGGGCTTCAACCCCCGCAGGTTCCCAAGCCACTATGGGAAATGTAATGGAAGGTATGTCCGCTACTGGTAAAGAACTTGCTATGATGAAACAAGAAATTAAAAAACGTGATAACGAAAATGATCTTTTAGAAGCTCAATCTGCATCAGCTAGGAGTGCAAAATCTCTTAGTGATGCACAGGCTTCTAAAGCTAAAAAAGAAACCGAGATACTAGATGCCGATTCTAATGAAAGAAAAGTTAAAGGACGCATCTGGCAAAAACTCGGTGAAATGCAAGACTCAGTCGGAAAGTCTTCCACTCGTTGGGAAGAAATTAAACAAGACCCTGATTATAAAAAAAATATTGAACAAGAATTGAAGTTCAAAAATTCACAAATCGGAAGACGATTTAAAGGAATGCCATGAAACAAATTACTGTACGAGAAAATGGAACTAAATCCGTAAAAACTATTTTCGAGGAACCATCTCGAACACAACAACACTTTAAGGAGGAATGCGATGTTAACAAAATTATGGCGAAGTATAAAAAAGGTTTACCAATTACCCACCTCGCCCGTGCCGCTGGTGCTTATGCTGATCTTACTTCTGCCCCTGATTATTTATCTGCTATGCAAACTGTTATAAATGCTGAAACCGCATTTATGTCTCTACCTTCGGAAATCCGAAAAAAATTCAACCATGACCCTGCTGCTCTACTTCAATTTATTGAAGATCCAAAAAACCGACGATGAATGCGTCAAAATGGGAATCTTCGACAAAAAGACCTGTCCAAATAGCAATCAAACGAATCAAAACGAAACAAATAGCAATCTAAGGCTCCTGTCGACCAAAATACCCACTCCCTGACGCTCAGAAGCGCCGGCATGACGCCGGCGCTAACAGCCGAAACGGCGTCTGAGTGCGGTCACGATGACCC